CAGGCGCAGGTCATCGGCCAGGCCGGTCGCGTCCTGCAGGGCATGCCGACGGCCGGCTTCCAGGCACCTAACGTGGTTAGCGGCGTCGGTACCGCGGGCGGCAACACGCAGGGCGGCATGGGCTACCTGCAGCAGTTGATCGACGACATCAAGTCACCGCAGGCGAATCAGACGACTGCGCAGTCCTGGCTAGACGCCACGCCGACGCCGAACAAGCTCGACAGCGTGAGTTTTCTACGCAGTTCGCCAACGACCCAGAATCTGATCCTTCAAGCGCAGCAGGAAAAGTACGGGATCGACCCGCAGGACTCGCTCAAGCAGATCCAGAACACGATGCCGCAGTTCAACGCGCCAAACACCGTTGGAACCGTTCGGAGGGGATGATGCCGCTCAAGAAGGGCTCAGGCCAGAAAGTCATTAGCGCCAATATCCGGCGCGAGATCAAGGCTGGAAGGCCACAAGCTCAGGCGGTCGCGATCGCGATGCGGACTGCCGGGAAGCCGAAGCCCAAGAAGTGACGACAGGCGACTGGGAAAGATCGGTCCACCCCGACCTGGTCGACGACCAGCCCGCGGAGCCTTCTCCAGCTCCGCCCGAACGGCCCTCCCGCACTCCGAGAGGTCGTTCTGGCAATACGGCGGGGGCGCCTCCACCTTCCGCCGCGGACGAGGTGTCGTCGGAGACTCCCGACAGGGCTTCCGACGATGCCGAGTCCGACCAGTCCGAGGCTGCACCCGACCTGGCCTGGTTCGACGCGGTGCGCGAGGCCAAGGACCCGACTGAAGCGCTGCGCGCCATTCTCAAGAATGTTCCATATTCCGAGTTAGAGAAAGACGATCTTTTTTCTGGCGTAGTCGGAAATATGGGCGACAAGCGCGCCAAAGCGTTGCTTGACCGTCAGGAGCGCGACCGTCAGCAGCAAGCCAAGATGGAGGCCGCCGCCAACAACGATCTCTACACCCTGGGTGAGATGACTCAGCGCGAGCTCCAAACACAGCTCGCGTCGCAGCAGGCCGCTCAGGCCGCGGGTCCGTTCATGGACGGCGTCACACTGTTCCAGAAAGAATTGCCAGAGGCAGTTCAGAGAGAGGTTTCAGGGAAAGCATTCGGCGCCGGCAAGAGCCACGCCGAAGGAGTGGCAGAATACCTGTCGTTCGTCGTCGACCAGGCGGTCAAGCTCGGCCTAGCTAAGCGCGAGTCTGCACTACGCAAGTCGATGTTGAACGATATCAACGGCGATGAGCCCGTCCCCGAGCGCGACTCAGGCACCCCCGGTCGCGTCCGCGAGGTTACGGACGAGCAGATCGCCGCAATGTCACTCGCAGAATATGACGCGCTGTTCGATGAGAACAACAGACCAAAACCGGGGGTGCGCCACAGGCCAACGCGGAGCATCCCCCTCACACAACACTAGGGGGTAAGCCCAATGGCCACAGGGGCACTCGAGTTCGTCGACAAAACTATTGCTGATGGCGTTTTCTCGCCGGACATTTGGTCGAAGGCGGTCCTGCGCGCGACCGAGTCAAACCTGCTCTTCGCCAAGAGCGTCAACCGCGGATTCGAAAACGACGCCAGCGTCGGCAAGACCGTCAAGGTGGCGTCGATTGGCAACCTGGCCGCTCGAGCCAAGGCCGAAAATACCGCGATCGTGTACGAGACGGTGGCCGAAACCGCGACCACAATCACCTTAAATATTTGGTCATACGCTGCCCTTGGCATCGAGGACATCGTCAAGGTGCAGAGCATCGTCGACGTGCAGAACGAGTACCAGCAGAAACTCGGCTACGCACTCGCGAAGGACGTCGACACGTCGCTGGCGACCGACGTGGCAGGTTTCTCACAGACGGTCGGAACGCTCGGTACCGTGGCGTCAGACGCCAACGTCCTCAGTGCGGTGCAGTTTCTGGACAACGCCGACGCGCCGCAGAACGACCGTTTCTTTCTGATGAGCCCGGCCGAGAAGGTGGCCAAGCTGGCACTCGATCGCTGGTCGAACGCGCTGTACATCGGCAACAACTCGATGCCGGCCAAGAGCGGCATGCTTGGCGACATGTACGGGTTGAACCTGGGCATTACGACCAACCTGGTCAAGCCGTCTGCTGGGCAGGCGAACAACGCGGTGTTCCACCGCGAGGCGGTCGCGCTGATCATGCAGCGCACACCGAAGAGCCACATCTTCTACGACATCGACGTGTTCACCTGGAAGCTGGCGGTCGAAGAGATCTACGGCCACCAGGAACTTAGGGATAACTTTGGCGTCTGGCTTAAGGGCGCGTCCTAGCTCCTGAAGATGTTGCGGATACGTTGACGCTGAGCTTCGGACCGCATGTGATGACCTCGACGGAAACGAGCAAACGACTGGTTGTCTGGGTGTGGGATACCTCGGCCGCCGTGTGGCAGGACCGGTTGTCCGCAGCCGCACAGACAATCAGGGGCTGCGCCGCGATCAGCCTGGTGACGAAGCGCCTCACGTGGTGTCGGGCACCAGCCATCAAGGACCGTCTGGTCATAGACACGCGCTTGCGCCAGCTCAGTACGACACGCGTCGATGAGGGCATCATCGCGGAACGCCCCACGGGCAATCTCCTGAACGCCACAGGACCAGATGTCGAACTGGTGCGCCTTTTTGGCACGAAGTGGGAAGCACGTAAACAGGTCAACGATGTCAAGACACTCGCCCACGCGCCATACCGCGTAGCGAACAGCGGGCTTCGTGTTCGGTCGGATTTTCGACGCGCTGGAGTGTTCGTGCACATTGCCGATGTCCAACGTGTCACGTATCAAGTCCAAGGTAGCTACATCGTCTGCGCGCAGCGTTATCTCGAATCGCGCCGTTGGCCACGTTTTGCCGTGAGGATTGCCCTTCGTCGCGGTGACACGCGTGAGCATAAATGCGCCCTCGCCGTCAGTGAAGCCAGCCAGCCAATGGCCAAATGAAGGATCTATGGAATTGAGCACATTTCAGTATTCGCTAGGAAACGTGCGACTCAGGTTGAGTACCCGTGGCGACGCCGACTGAAACCTTTACCGACCGCATGGTCGAGAAGACGCTCGGACGAGCGGTTCAACCCAAACGTGGGCAAAATTACAATTTTCCCGCGCGCTGGTACGCGAAACCCAACGGTGACATCGTGCAACTGCAGAGCGATCCGCAGTCCAGGGCGTACTACGCAGATAAAGGGTTTCACTTGCTCGCCGACACCGCCGCTCGAGGCGAGTCGATGTCCGAAGTCGAAGAGTGGGAGCGTATCGAGCGACCGCGGGTCATTGCCGAGCAGCGTCGTAAAGCGGCGCTGATCAACGCCATCCGCAAGGCCGACGCGAAAGATCCGACGCTCTCGGCGCTGATCGACCTGGACACGATCGACTCGCAGTCAATCGAAGAGCTCGAGGTGACCATCAAGGAGATCCGCAGTCGCGGTACGCCCGTTCGGGTCGAAGCGGCGCGCGAGCGAGCTGAGCCCGAGCCGCCGCTGTTGCGGGGGGTGGAAAGTGCCGAGACGCTCGAAGACCTCCAGCGAAAACTCGGGGCGGAGGGTGCGCAGACGCGGACCATTCAAGGAACCGGACACGACCCCATCGACGAGTCTCGACGGAGGACCAGAGGCAATGGCTGACAAGAAACCCGATTACGCCGCACTGGCGAAGCAGGCGGTCGAGCAGGGAGCGGTCCCGACTGCGCCGAGCACGCTGTACTTCACCTACACCAGGAAGGACGGCGACACGTTCATTGGCCGTGCAACGGCAGCGGAGGTGTACCTGCGCAAGGGCTACACCATCGGTGCCGAAGTCGAGATCGAGGACCTGGTGGCGTGGAACGACGAGCAGTCTGCCGCGGCACCAGCAACGACACCGCCGCCCGCACCAGCACCGTCTGGGGCGTAACCATGCCGACCGATCAGAGCGGCGCGATCGCTGGTCAGACAGGCGCGGCGGGCGGGCTGTGGACGCACACACCCGTCGACTGGCGCGGTAACGAGCCACCACCGACGGCCAAACCCGGCGGTTGGCCGACCGACGCTGGTACTGGCGCAGCGCCGAACGGCTCGACCAGCTACCTGGTGGCGCCAACGATTTCGGCGATCTCGGTCACGGGCATTACCGCGACCGCGGCGACGGTCAACTTCACGCTGTCGCTGGCCGCGACCAACCAGGTCGAATACGGGCTGACGACCGCGTACGGTCTGACCAACACCGAAGGCTCGGGTACAGGCGCGCAGACCAAGGCACTGGCAGGCCTGACGACGGTCACCACGTACCACTACCGCATCCGCGCGACGGCCAACAACATCACGACCTACACAGGCGACAGGACGTTCGTCACGGTCTAGGCATGATCGACGAGCACGGTCGCGTCGAATACGTCACGACGTCGCCAGCGCATCGCGCAGACTGCCGTTTCGGCTCGGGTTTTTTCCGCGTGAGCTATGGCGCTGGTCTGCGCTATTGCCAGTCCTGGGACGAGGTGCAGACTGCCTGCCGCTTGCTCGAGGGCGTCGTCAAGGACATCCGTATCGAGCGCGACGGCTACTGTCTGGACGGCGACCCGACGATCGGCGACGCCAACACGCCGGACGTGGTCGACGGCGAGTGGTGGCTCTCTTTAGACCGTGCCGACGCCATGCGCGAGCTGGGGCTGAAGACCGATAGCGACTATGCCAGGGCCTATCGCGCCATCGAAGCGGCGTGCGGTCGGCGCGACAACCGCGCCTCCCAGGGCGGCGTGCGCGCCAGCATCATCATCAAGCGACCGGGTGCCAAGGTGACCAACGTGCATGTCTGAGCTGTACACGCTGGTGGCTGGCCAGCAGACCGACGGCACGTGGGTACATACCGGCAAGTTGATTGTGAGCTGCAAGCTGCCGTCGGGCACCGTGGTCACCCTGACGCTGCCGGATGACTGGCAGGCACTGAAAGCGCTCACCCCGAACTCGCTCGAAGACCTCACCTATGGAGGCTGAGCAGATGGTCCTGGCCCATCATCCGATCCGTCGTATTTACGCGGCGCCGATACCGTATCCGTTCAACGCGCGGTCGCGGTTGGGCAGACTGATCCAGCGCGCGTGTTGGTACCTGCCGGACCAGGACGCGGCGGAGTTGCTCGAGGCGCTGGCGTCGACCGTCATGATCGAGTCCGAGCTGCGGCTCGAGCACGTGCATGGGGTCCAATCGGACGCGCCTGGTCGGCAGGACGACTATGGCGTCGTGTCGCGGCGGGTGATCACCGACGCGGGTGCCGCGGCGGTCGTCAACGCGTTCCGCAACACGTTCGAGATGGAGTTGTTCAACTTCCACGGTCTGGGTACGGGTGCGACCGCCGAGGCGGTCGGGCAGACGGCGCTGGTGACGGA